TTAGCTGTAGGATTACCTATCTCTGCTAATTGTTCTTTAGTTAACTCTCTATATTCAGATTCTTTTTCAAGTGTATTAAAAGGCTTTAAAGCATAAGCCCATTCGTGTTCATAAGGAACTGTCAAAACAATGCTCTTAGAAACTCTACGAGCTTCTTTAAGAACTTGTATAGGGTCTTTAGTATGCTCAACAATTTCCGCCAACAACGCAACATCAAAGTTATTATCTGCGAAGGGGAGTTTTGAGGCATCTGCTCTAACAAAATTAGGCAGGTCATAACTATCAATATCCACACTAACAATTTTATCTCTATTCCATCCATCTAATACAGCCCCATTATTACATCCTATGTCAACAATTCTTTTAGTAGGATTCAATGTTTTTCTAATCCAATCAATCCGGTGTATTATCTCAGTTGGAATTTCTGCTCTTAGTACATTAAGACTCCAGTCTTCAGCTATTGTTTTCCAAGAGTTATCATTTATATATTGGAATCTAAGTACAGGAGATACTCTCTTTTCTTTTAATGCTTTTATCCAATTCTCTTTGAATGTCTTTAAATCTTTTGCTGTAGTACCCTTTGTGTTTCTTTCATTCATTACCGCAAATTCATTAGTTACAGGGAAACAACCTGCTGCTATTGCCTTGGTAAGTGCTATACAGTTTATTTCACCTGCATATGTGCAAAAATAGGAGAACACTCCTGATTTAGCATACTGTTCTACCAGTTCCCTATGACCTATTCTTCCGTGTTCAAAGACATTGGGTTGTTTAAGAAGTTGTTGCATCCTTGCTTTCCAACCATCATCTTTAGCCCAACCTCTTTTAACATAAGCATCATATACTTCCCAACCATAATAAATGTGCAGTTCTGCCTCTGGCACTTCCTTATTAACCTCACCCCATACAGTTAGCATCTCCTCCAGCCCTCTATTATAAGAACTTGCATATATACATCTCAATGGTTCCCTCTTAACAGACTCTAAATATTTAAAGTCTTCCGGGATAATACCATTACTTGATATATATATCTTTTCCTTAGGGACGCAAGGTGGTAATAAGGAAGCGTGGTATTTAGAAAGAACTACTATTTTGTCAAAGAACTTTACTGATTCATCATCTAAATTTAATGTAATAGGTAGGTCGTGTACCCATACTACCTTGTGCTTTGCTTGTATAGAATAATTAAAAATATTACTACGCCAACTAACAAGTACGTTAAAATGGTCTCTCGGATTAAACTTAATCCAATTAACATACTCCACTCCTTCATAGTTGCCTTCATCGTCTCCACAATCATTGTATACAGTTACCTTCCAACCTATCTTTGTTAATTCCTTAGAAAGATAAATTACTGCTTCTTCAGAACCGCCAACACCTTTTAATGTTGATTTAGGTGACCAATGTTCTGGTGCTCCTCCACAGAATATAGCTAATTCTTTATCCTTCCAGACACGTGGCTCTTGATACATATGTATTATCTTAGCTAACAATGCGTGTTCGTGAAGTGTTTTAGGTATTGATTTGACTAAGTCTTTTACCCTATCAGGAGCCTTATCTTTAAGGAACTCTAATAACCAAGTAAACTTATCTACATACCTTTGTCTTTCTACTGCTTCACGGTAAACCTTTTCATTATCCTTAACAAAATCTAATGTAGGTACATATTTTTTAGCAGTTAAGAATATCTGCCAAGCCCTTTCATAATCACCTAACTGTGCATAACACTCTGCAAGTGATAACATAGGTCTCCAAGTGTATAGTGCAGGGGCAGTAGGTATATTCGTTTTAGGAACAGGCTTAGAGAATCCCATCTCAGCCCATTCTTTAGCTTTCTGCCACTTTTCTTCCATAAAATATATATCGTGGATAAGAAAATAAGCATCCGGATAATCTGGCTTCTCGTGTAGTGCTTCAAATGCAGCTGCTACAGACCTGTCTTTATCACCCATTCTATTAAATATATCAGAGAGCAAACACCAAGAGGAATATCTATCTTCATCCCAACCTGATGTATTTATATGTTTTTCTAAAAAGTAAACTGCTTTAGCATATTTACCAAGACCAGCATAAGTTCTGCCAAGGTAAGCTATAGTTCTTGGGTCAGTATGACTACCATCCCTTTCAAATTCTTCTAATAAATAAGCTAAGTTTCTTTCTGTTGATTTCTTACCGTGTTCTTTATCTATATTATGTACTATCCTTATATCATCGCAAACTTCCATTACAAAGCCTTGAAGTTTTTTAGGTATAATACATTCGTGTATCGGTTTATTCCAAACTAAATTTATATCATTACGTATTATTGTTTCTCTATAATGAGCATTGTCTATATTGCCCCACTCATCTTTGGAGTATTCATAGTAACAGGTTAATATAGCTATACCATTCTTATCAGCGTACTCTAAAACATCTTTAATCTTGTCAGGATTTGATATTATATCGTCGGTATCTAATCTAAAGTAATAATCTGTTTTACACTGTTCTGCTAAAAAATTTCTTTTATCCCCGAAACTTATCCTGCCTGATTCCATTCTTTCACCATAGCAGAAGAATCTTATTTTGCTTTCACTTTTATATTTTCTTACAAGACCGTGAAATGTTACATCATCATCAATAGCAAAATCTAATTTATCAAAGTAGGCTTTATACTTTTCTATTATCTGTTCTATTTTTTCTTTTTCATCATTTGCTATACAGTGTAAAGTTATTGTAGCCATTATCCTCCCCTTATACTTTTTCCGGTACGCTGAATACAGGAAACTTCCTCATAAATTGATTTCTTTCTTTATCGTTTTCAAAGAGCTTTCTACCTTGATTAGCAAAGTATTGTTCTAATAAAGCGAACAAACGTTTTGGTAATTTTATAGTAGTACGAAATGTCATTTCTTTGTTAGAAGCATATTCATTAAGTTGGACTTTTCTTAAGTCCTTAATCGCTTCCATAATATCTTTACAATGTTTTGCATTAGTTCCCAGTGCTGGGTCTTTACAACACGGGAATGTAGCTGGATGATAATTCTCATCACAATTACCACAATACATTGTTCGGTCTCTTAACCAGTCATTAATGATGTCTTTCACCATTAACCATTTATCTGCTGTATTTAAGTTTGCCATAATTTAGTGGGGGATTAATTATGGGTAACCCCCCAAACCCCGTGAGTTACAGCTTATAAATGAGCTGCACCCCAAGCACCGGCATTGTAGTGTAAATTCTCAAGTGTTAATTCAGTTACGATATTACCACCAGAGAAATCTCCACCCGTACCGTCTTCTTCTTTAATCATTGGCTTACGTAGATACGCTACTTTGAACATATCTTCGTTAATAGCTAACAAGTCGTGATTTGTATCTGTACCAGAAATAGTTACATATCTGTGTGCAAATAGTTTAACATTACTTGCAGCATCTGCCTGATAAACATCAATAGCGTTAATCAACCTTCTGTCATCCTGTGCAAAATTCTTAGTAGCACCGGCTGTGAAAGCAGATATTTTACGCTTCATATACATATCAGCATATATAGCGTTAACTTCTGTTGATGTATTATCCCACACTAATTGGAAATAATCATTAAGTATAGCTTCAGTTAATGATACACCTGATTGTGCGGTAATTAAAGAAAGAGATGCCTTTACACCACGAAGTTGACGTGCTGTGGTTGTCTGACCAGACGCTAAAGAACCTCTCATTAAAGAGTATTCCATATCGTTTTTGATTAACTTAAGAGCTTTTACTCTCTCATAGTTATATCTGTCATCAAAACCAGCCATATCAACTGCTCTTTCCGTATCAGATACTTTATACCCTTGTTTGAAGATCTGGGTATAGTTGTACAATCTTGACGGATTGGTTACAGAATGATATGTGATTGCTGCACCTTCTGTCTGTGCGTTTAACTTCACAGCATTAAGTGTATCAATCAACCATTCGTGACGTATAGATTTGGCAGTACTTGTACCTAACCCTGATACTAATTGGGTTTCGGTTGGTGAAAGGTTAGTTAAGACGTTTAATAGGTCTTCACGTAACGCCCCACCGACATCGGTATAAGTTAATGCGTTTGCCATCTTTTATACTTCCTTTGGTTTATGTGCCTCAAAAATAGCATTTAATGCTTTCTCGGCATCTTTTAGTGAACCTGTTTGTTTAAGTTTTTCAATCGCAGCACGATGTTTAGGAACACCTTGTACTCCTTGGCGACCTCCGCCTTCAACCAAAGTCTGTTTCTGAAGTTCTTTAACTTCTTGTTTCAACTTTTGCTCCTTTTGCATTGTAGCAGGTTTTTGCATACGTGCATAACGTGCATACGCTATGTCCGATGCAGCTGCTAATCCCTCAGGGTCATTAAGGAATCTGGGATCTTTCATAATCCTACCTATTTCTTGTACCATAGGATGGGAATTATTCCAGTTACCTATCTGACCATTAGGAGTTTTTTGAAACGCTTCAGGATAAGTATTCATAACATACTGGAGTGCTTGTTGTCTTTTTACAGTTGCCTGACGTTGTTTCTCAGTAGCCTGTAACCTGTTATCCATCTCCGCTGTTAATTTCCTTAACCTAAGTTGTTCTTTTTGCTCCTCAACCCAAGGTCTATGCTCTGGGTTTTGAATAGCGAAAGCCTCCAATTCAGCAATAGTATATTCCTTCTGCTGTGATTGGTTTCCGTATTGTTGAAAAGCCTCTTTGAGTTTCTCATCCAACATAGTTGGGAGTCTCTCAGCTAAATCTTCAGCTTTTCTTTTCCACTCCGCAGCCCTATTTTTATAGGGTACACCAAACTCATCAAGTAATTCATCCGTCTTACCCTCGGATAGGGGTTGAGTCTGTGTCTCCTCTTCGGGAGTTGCCTCTGTGGTTACTTCTTGTGAGGATTGCTCCTCTACCTGTTCGGTTGCATCAGGCTGTTCTTTTACAACCTCTTGGTTTTCTACAGGGGCTGATTCTGTAGTATTTACAGCCTCTTTTACTTCGTCCATAGTCACCTCTGGAGATAACGTTCTCCTTTACGTTTTAGAGGATTCTAAAATCTATTCTTCTATATCACCTAATTCTGAAAAAAATGTATGTGCACCTATCTTGCCTGTCTTCTTATATTCTTTTGCCCAAGATGGGTCTGCTATATCTAAATTAACATAGTGGTCTGCACCACCCGTTGGATCATCTACAGCACCTTGCAAATAGGCATTAGATATTTGTAACATATTCTTATATATACTTTCTTCTTCCGGAGTAAAGTTCTTCGTCGCTGCTTTTTCCCACTCAGGAGAATTAACACCACTAAATTGATGTGGCGCAAAAACAACTTCTTCTAATGTGCCGCCAAATCTCTGTGGTCTTTTAAGACGATTACCTATTACACTAAGTATTGCCGCTGCTTCTTCATAATCTTTTGTTTCTGAAAATAATAAATTTGCTAATAATTCAGCTCTGCTCATATCATTCCCCTTTAGGTTTCCAACCGGACTTGCGCATAGTGCCATACACATAAGCACGACCACGCTTAGTAAGTTCACCCTTTTTCCACCACCCCTTTTTCTTTGCTGCTTTTATTAGTGCTTGTTCCATCTTTTTTGGCATTGTTCACCTTTTTAAATATTCCTATGTTTCCTTTAATTCTTTCTTTCTCGGGTCTTGTTTTTAAACCTAAGTCTTTTCTAATCGAAGTTTTGTTTTTAATACCTTTGCTAATCCATTTCTGTTTCTTAGCTTGTTCAACCATTCCTTCAACGTTAATCATTTCTTCTTAACCTCTTTTTTCATTTGACCGAACGTCTGTTTGTTTTTTTTATGGTCTTTTTTCTTTCTCTTTCCCATATTCTTTCCCTGTACTCAGGACATTCATAAATGTCTCTTTCTAAAAAACAACTCTCTACACAAGTGTCACATAGACTCTGTCGTGGTTTCAACGTCATAGTCTTTTACCATCTCCTTATCAGTGTTCTGTAATTTATTTAATTCCTGCTGGGCATTTTCTAAGTCCATCTCATATTGACCTTCAATGTTTTTTAGGTGCATAATGGCGAACTTAGTTACCCTAAACTCCTGAAGTATCTTATCATCCATTGTTGTATGCCATTTGTTATCAACTTGTTTTTCTGACCTTTCAAGGTCTTGAATGATTATTTTCCAAGCAGGACATTCCTTAAGATGACTTAATACTTCTTTACACTCTGTTACTCTTTTGGCTAACTCATCCTGTAAATCTGGTGCATAGTTTTTTACAAACGGTGCTTTTTTACGTGGTCTCGCCATTCCCCCTCCTTATTGTGCTCCACCTTCCTTTGTTCCACCAATAGTATTTAAAGTCCTAACTGTCTTCTCTATTGCTTCGGCTTCCAGCTTTTCCTGTTCTGCTCCTTTTTCCTGTATTTTAGCCTTTGATTTTAAAGCCCTACCTTGTACATCAGGTTGTATACCTTGTTTAGCTAATACCTGTGCTTGTTCAGCATCAGTCATATTATCCATATCCAACTTTACATTAGGTTGTGGTTTCGGCGGTTGTGGTTGAGAAACTAATTCTTCCCAGTTAGGTATATCAAGTTCCTGATAGAATCTCTTTAATCCATTAGCTATGTTAACAGGAGTTATTACTCCAGTTTGTATTGCCATCTGGTTTTGTTGAGCCATAAGTATCATTTGTGCTTTTTGTATTCTTACCTGTGGATTAGTATTTTGATCATTACCACGGACTGTGATTTTATATTTACCTTGTATTTCTTCTTTAGAAAGTTTTATAGGTTCCCAACCTTCTTTACCAAAATACATAAACTCATATTCATCATCACCGTATTGGCACCATAAATCCCAAATCCAATTAAACAACTGCTCGTGTGCAGTCCTACACATATCTGCATCTAAGGAAAATACCTGTTGTGCTGAATTAGCTTGTAGATTAACCTCACCTAAAGTTCTCGGCTGACGTTTGTTAATCATTGATTGTAATGTATAATCAACCTGACCTAATAATTCTTCAACCTTTGATTCTAATAACATCTGTTCTTTCTCATAAGAGAATTCAACATTAGGATTATTATTGTTTATAGGTGCTATTAAATCATTAAGAGGTTGTAAGCCTTGTGCAGGTAATCCCTGTCCGAAAATAAACTGAACTGTATTTTTGTTAATCATACCAGCTCTATATACATACATAGGACTATTACGCATAGTCTGCTGGTCTAACTTCTGGTTATGTTGCATATCTATCTCTTTGACAATATCTTCTATCATCTCAGGGATTCCACGATGTGCAAACCATCTATCATCCTTTAACTCATAGAATAATTTTACAAAAGGATATTCACCAGAATAAAATGGTAATGATATTTTCCTGAGTGTCTTGTCAAAATCAGGAGCAAGTGTAATAACACATTTCTGCTGTACACCGTTGCCTTTTAAATCATACCATCCATAAAACTCCCATATTTTAATCTTTCCTGTTTTTTCTAATACAGAAATACCTTCATAAATATCTTTTTCACTATCTATGTCTTTATCCCTTGAAGTTCCACCGACGGTAACTGGCTTCTTTGTTCTCGCTTCTTCTTCAATATCAGTAATATCACCAACTGACCAATTCTTATACTTGGCATTCATCTTCACAGTTTCTATGGGAAGCATAAACTCGTGAATTATCCAAGAACAAGTTTGCGGGTCATAACCTGCATCTGTAGGAACATAAGTTCTTTCAGGTTCTGCCAAAGCAATATCAGGTGCGTTGTATAAGACATCTTCAAATTCTACAACTATTTTCTTTTTACCTGACAATAGTGCAGAAAGTACCTTCTCCACTGATTCCTGATTCTTTTTAGAAACCAATGGATGCATATCTACATTTAATCTTTCTACAATAGCTTGTTTATGTTCATCAGGTGTTCTTCTTTCATCAAAGAACCACATTGCTTCTTCTAAGGATAAATCTTCCACATCTAAAGTTTCTGTACGGGTGATTATATCAGTATTCCAAAATGGTTTTAATAAGTAGAAACCTTTTTCCAATGCTTGGTCTATGGCTATTACAGATTTCGGTTTAGCTTTTACTACGTCCATAATCATATGGTCTAAGAACTTTTCTACCTTCATAGCCGTTGTCCAATTACCTTTTGGCGAAGGGATTACTTGAACTACCGGTCTAATACCATATATAACATTAGTTAACCCTGATTTTAATTTACGAATCTTTGTTTCTAATGTAGGCATACGTATATTAGCACATCCAACAAATGGGAAGTTCTTTTGCTTCTTTATACGCATACGCATCTTATACCACTTGAGGTTATTCTGTTCCCAAGTAGTAGTAAAACCAATAGCATCGTCAACCATTGTTTTTACTCTCTTACACAATGTTTCTTCTGCGGTAGCTGGTTTTTTATATGAATCTTTTAATTTTGCTTTTTTCTTAGGCATTTCTACTCCTTAATAATCCATTCCGTAATTTGCCATTCCGGCTATTTTTTTATTATCTAATGGTTCTTCTACAAAATCCTTGTTATCTATAAATACTGGCTGTAGTAATTGCTCGCCATAAGCCATTGTGTCCACTATATCGTCCCAGCGGCTTGAGCCTATGGTTAAGAGCTCATCACGTGCTTCTATATGGTTTGGGTGTATAAAATAACGTCCCTGCTCAAATAAAGGCTGTAAAGCTGCGATAATCCTTTGTTTCTTGTTTCTCTTTGTTACATTAGTGCCTGTCTGGGTAAATGTGTTCTTCAGGGCTACTATCGGTATTCCGATATTCTTTTCTGCACAATATTTGACAAAGCTATCATAAAAGCTCTTTTCCACCCCAGCATCAGGAATTCCCACAGCAGTTGTGGTATTTCTGTTAGACTGCCATAGGTTTATAATAAGATTGAAGAATTCTGCCTGTGGTGCGTGTGTCCTTATATATGAAGCCAGATAGCGTTTCATCCCCTGATCCATAATAATATGGCTGGCAACCTTATAATCTGCTTTCTCATCTTCCGAATAGGCAGGGTCAATAGCCAATACTCCCGTATAGACTTCAGGTAATGTCTTCCAGTATCTTATGTTTTCGTCCTTAATCGGTGCAGTTTCATCAGAAACAGGGTCGTTCATATATTCTGCTGCAAATGCCCACGTACCTATTTCCCTTTTCCTGTCCTGTAACCTTTCGTGAAACCAAAGGTCTTTCCAGAGCTCGTGTCCCTTTTCTTGTTTACCATCTATGTAGGCTTGGTATTTTCTTTTCTTCCAGCCGTTATCAATAGCCAGAAGGTCTGATAGCACGGAAAGGGGATGTATAATCGTGCCTATCATTATGAATTGACCCTCTGGCATCAATGTATTCAAACAATCCTTAAATATCCACGCTTTTAGCTTTTTGCGTTGGTCTTCTGATTCTACTGACTCGTTGGTCTCCAAATCGTCACAAATCAGCGTATCAGGTCTAAAACCACGTATCTGACCTCCTGCGCCTCTTGCTCTTATGTTTACATACCTGTCGTTTCCGAGAATGATGTGGTTTTCTGTCCACTTCCCAGACCTTAAGTCCCCGAAAAACGCCAGTACCTTCTGATTTTGTTCCAATTCCCTCTTAATCTTACGTAACCACTCTATTGCAAGTGTCTCTGAAGCTGAAATTATAGTAATATCTTGTCTTTTTTGAAAAAGAGCCAACCATAAAGGATAAAAAACACTGCAAATGGTTGATTTCCCGTGTCCTCTGGGTGTTGCCAATATAATTCTTTGTTCTTTTGGCAGAAGATTATATATTTCTAAGTGGAATTCAGGTATCTTACTTGTCAAATAGTGTCTTAGGAAGTATTTTGAGAACTCCAAGAAGTCACTTTCAAACAATTTGTAATATTGTAGTACCTGTTCCTTAGTTAATTCCATAATTCAGGCTTATCATATTTCTTTATTGATTCCAACATACCCTTTTTTAATTGTTCTAATTTGATTTTACTAACATCTTCTCCACATTTACAAATATATTGGAATTTCTTGGGTGTAGTAAGATTAACCATTGTTTTTATGTCTATTTTACAATTAGGACATTTCATAATCTAATTAGGGCTGGCAGTTGGCTGTTGTATAACAAAATTATTGTAACCGGCTTCGGAAATACACACAGGTCTGCAATACAATAACAGTCATAGCCACCTTCATATTCGACTATGTCTAATGATTCACTTTTGCAACTGGGACAAAATTTAGGCTTCATTTAAGTTGTCGATTATGTTGTCGTTTAGGTTGTCGATTATCGTTCAGTAAACGATTATCGTACCATAATCTAATTAGGGTCAAACATAATACCCTTTAATTGACCAGTTAAAAACAACCAAGCATCTCTCTCTATTTCTTCGTAATAGTAATAATTCACCATAATCTAATTAGGGCTGGCTATCGTGAGCCTTCTACAAATTCTTCTCGTAATATGCTTTGGGCTATTTCTTCCCTTATCAATGCATAGCACTTACGCCCGTATTAGAGAAGTTATTAGGGCTGGCAGTTGGGGCTGCAATACAATAACGGTATCTACCCAAGGTTTTCCTTTCTTGTATCAGGCTACCACGCCACAGCCCATATAATCTATTTACCCCAGCCGTATCTGAGCCTGCGTCCTCTGCCTGCCCTGCCACGTCCTCTGCTGCCGCCTGCCCTGTCTGCCTTGGCTCTTGCGTTACAGTTTTTTCCTCTGCCTAATCTTCCAGTTCCATCTCTGTTTGGCATCTTCTTCTCCTTTACCCTTTAGAATTGCCCTTCTTTTGCGTTTTAAAGCCTATTTAAGCCTGTTTCTGGTGTTAAATGGCATCCTATGCCTATTTCTCAATTCCTGCACAATATCTTTTATAAGTAGTGTCCCCCAGATTGTCAGAGCTAACAGCCAGATATATCTAAAAAGTAAGTTTAGCACTTGTTACCCCTATTTGAAAACTGCATAGAATTTAGTTTGTGGTATTATACTATTAATGGGGCGTGAGGTGGGGGTTCGCCTACCCCTATGCCCCTATAAATCAGGTAAGTCTTCCTTGATACCCCCAGTTGCTTCCTGTTTTGTAACACTTTCCCTGTTAAGCTGGGGTAAATCTTCCTTTATACCGCTAAATATTGACACTTGTTGTGTATTGGTGTCCTTGAGTAAGCCCTGTATCTTAGCTAATACCTCTAAAGCCCTGACCTGATTGCTTTCCTTTTTACCTGATGTTGCAATCTGCCCAAGTCTCTGCCTTATGGTAGTATCAGTAAGTTCAAGCTCCTTTAACTTCTCTTGGATTGCTCTGTTAATCTCTACCTTATGAAGTAACTTATAGGCTTGACGGTCAGCATACTTCCTACTGTAACCTGCCATTATACAGGCTTTAGTGCCATTGTAATTAGCTTCTGTTAGATAATAATGAATAAATAGTCTTTCCTTAGTAGTCATTGTGTCCCTTTGTCTTCTTTCCCGCGGATTTTAGTTGAATGTATAAAATTTTAGGTTCAATATGTAACAATATATACTTTAATTGACTCATTACAGCTTTTTTAATAATCCTGTGCCCCTTTCACTATTACCCCCCTAAATTGACATATTTAGAGTATTCACAGGAAGTTAAGCATATTTTTTTAGTTTTAAGGTATGTTACAGGCACTATTGTTAGTCAAGGTATATAATATCATAGGGTAGTTTATGCTTTAATGCTTCTTTATCCGCGAAAAATAAATCTCTGTTTTAAAGGAAATAATAAAAAAAACTTCTTGACAATAAGAGTATCCTATGATATATTTTAGGTAACATTAAAAAACAAAAAAGGGGGTAAAAAATGAACCGTAAGCAAACAAAAAAACTAAAAAAGAAAATCATTCAAATGCTTCTGCAAAATTTTTCACGCTATACCATAGAGCAAAACATCAAAGCAATAATAGAAACAAATCATTTGACTTGGAATAGAAGTTTAACCCTTGAACGTTGGATATATTTTGTCATATATAGATATTTAAAAAATTCATACTGTATTCTATGCAATAATGATTTAAATATCAATCATTATAGAGTTGTTGGACAACAATTATATTGCGAAAGGTGCTTCCACGATAATTTTTTTGTTTGTAATGATTGCAGAGGTACTTTTAATATCGACTACCGATTTGAAGACCCCTCAGGAAATTATTATTATTGCGACGATTGCTACAATGAAAATTTTGAAAGATGCGTATCTTGCGAGGGTATTTTCAACAGAGAAGACATCAATGAAGACGGATATTGTTATAATTGCAATTCAGAAAATTCAGTTATTAGTGGATATTTAACACGACCGCGATTAGTCTTTAATAAACTACCTTATGAAAATACTACTTTTTTAGGCGTAGAGTTGGAAGTTGAACCCCCAAAAGATGAAGACGATAATTGCAATATTACTGACTATGCAGAAAACTTTCAGATGTTTTTATCCTCTAACGGATTGGAAGACCATTTTATTCTAAAAGACGACGGTTCAATTCAGGGATTTGAAATAGTTTCAAGTCCATTTACGCTGAAATTTGCCCATCAAAAATTAAAATTTTACAAGATGTTGAAATATCTTCGAAACAATGAATATACTTCTCATAACAATGGTAGATGCGGAATGCATATACATATAGGTAAAAATTGCCTGACACCTTTAGATATTAAAAAGTTAAGAATTATATTCAGTAAATGCCAAGTAGAGTTATATAAATTATCTAATCGTAGAGGCAAAAATACATCTTATTGTCAATATGAAGCCTTTAATCTTAAAGCAATTTTAAGAGGTTACAACCAAGAGGGAAGATACCACGCTTTAAATTTGAATACTTCTGCGACTTACCCTAAAAATACGATTGAATTCAGAATATTCAGAGGGACATTAAAATATTCACGCTTTATTGCTAATCTTCAATTTTGTGATGCCATTATTGATTTTGTTAAATGTATAGGTATAAATTTTTTAATCCTTAACCCCACAAATGTTATTTGGAATACTTTCATAAAACATTCAAAGTTGAAAAATAGGTATAACAGTTTATTAAAACACTTAAAGAGGGAGAATTTGCTATGTGTTTGATAATAGTCAAAAAATCAGGCGTAAATTTGCCACCATTAGAGCATTTGACAAATGCAGAAAAAACAAATTCTGATGGCATAGGTATTTGTTACAAAAAAAATGGTAATATGGTAAAAATCAAAAAAGATTTTAAAAATGCTCAAGAATTACATCAGTTTTTACTTGCTAATATAGAGATAAGCGACCCTCTGATAATACATTTTAGATTTGCTACTCACGGATTAAAAGACATCGGAAACAGACACCCATTTCCAATAACAAAAAACAAAAGTTTGTTAAGGAAACCATTACTGAATTGCTCCGTTGCTTTGGCTCATAATGGTGTATTAACACAGTTTAATAACCACCATAAATTTAGCGATACCCAAAAATTGATTTTGAATGTGTTAAGCGAACCGTCAATTAAAAATAACCTTGAAAATAAAGCAATACAAACACTTATTGAGAATTTTATCGGAAGCGATAAATTAGCGATATTGAATAGTAAAATCATAATGTTTGGAAAATATATTGAAGACAAAGGTATATACTATTCGAATACAAGTTATAGAGCAAGTGTTATAGGTTATCAGCAGAATAATAGCAATTTAGACTATTTTCATACTTGCGATGGGTGCAAGAAGACAAAATCCGTTGACTATGTGCAAGTTGACGGAATGTATAGCGATTATCTGTTGTTATGCAAAAAATGTCAAAAGAAACTTGAAAAAGATAAATTGTATATATTAGGTGATGAAGATGAGCAATGTGAGAATTGTCTCCAATTCTTTAAGCCTAACACCTTAAAATTGACTCATTATGGTAAGCTATGCCCCAAATGCGAAAGAGAATACATCTATTGAGTAAAACAAATCTAATTAGAAGGCGAACCTTCAACGGCTAATTGTTACATATTTAGAAGACATATTTTTTTTAACCACTTTTTAAAGACCTTTATAAAGTCTTTTTTAATCAGTTTATAAATAGCTTTATAAAGTTGCTTAGGAAGTGTTGCATAATAAAATCAAAATATGGCTATATACAGTAATTCAAGAAGTCCAAATTTATTTAACAAACAGTTAAAATCGCTTGAACAAACGAAAGGGGGTGAAAATTATGAGATATGAAGTAAAGGAAGACAAAGTTTCCCATTCTTTCCCAGTATATTATGTCTATGATAAGCAAGGGGGTGAAATCGTTTTTGAACATTTTCTAATGGATAAAACCCAGCAAGAATGTAACAAATTAAACGATATATGGGAGAACCCACGCTGTGAACACTGTGGAGAAGAAACAGACAAGTTGGTGGGAGCAAGGGTAATTGAAAGCCCAAAAGACGCTGAAATCGGAGGACTACCCATCAAAGTGTGCTTAAAATGTTACAAATCGTTCTATGAAGGCGAATATGACCCAGATGACCCAGACCACGAAAGGAGTTAAAATGAAAGCATTAAAAGACTATACCGACCAAGAACTAAAGCAAACTTTTGCTGACCTTGAAGATAGCATATTCAATATAGAATGCTATGGCGTAAGAGATATGTTAATGTTACTGGGTATTGGAGCAGAGTTAGAAAAAAGAGGATATGAAGCAGAAAAACAAAAAACTTTAACCGAATGGATAAAAGAAAGCGAGGAAGGAGGTGTAAGGTGAGTAATTTAGATGTATTTTGTGGATTTTGTTTGTGTATGTTTCTATGTGCAGTAATAGTATTTAAACTTTATGAACCCATATTCAACGATTACAGGAGAAAAAAATGACCAAACCAAAATACCAAAAATTAGCTTCATTAAACCAAGAAGACTTAGACAGATTTGAGAAACTGAAAGCCAAAGGAATTAAATTCATAGAAGTAGTAAGAAGGGGAATTCAAGAGATGGAAAAACAAACTCAAAATGTAACAATTTTATAAAACCACCTATAATAGTTTAGTTTTTAATCATTTGCTTCCCAGTTGTCATCATAATGGGTTGGTTTCTTACGGACGCCATATTTTTTTGAGGTAAGGGTTACTTTGTCTAAAAGCTGATTATCAAAAATAATCTCTTTCTTATTACGTCCAGTTGTTTTCTTAGGTAATAAGTAGGCTTTTTTAGTAATTCGACCAGTCCCCTCACAGAGAGAACATTTCTTAGGGGGATTACTCAAATCCTCACCTGTTCCACAACATACTGGGCAATCCAATTCCACTTCTTCCATATGTGCTTCAAGTTCCTTGCAAATCTCCTTGCAGTAGGGCTTCTTGTTACATTCTAAACAGAATAAGGGGGTGTTCTTTACTATTTTCTCCGCTTCTTTGACAACCGTGGCTTCTTTTTTTGTCTGCATTTTTTGCCTTCTTTCTCATCCCCGTACCTTTCCCAAATAATATCAATAAACTTCTTTGGTGTTAAACCAAGTCCTATTATTACGCAGACTAATAATAAGAATATTGCTACTACAAAGACCTTCATTTTATCCTCCTTTCATCTAAGTCTTTTATTCTTATGGTGTAGTATTCTATTAAGTCTTCATATTCTTGTATGGTAAGTTTATAAGGTTTTTTATCTCTTTCCGCCTCAATTCTGCGTAGTCTCATAAGGGCGTCTTCTCCATATTCAGCAATAAGTCTTTCAGCATATACCCCAAGATTGCCGTGTAAAAATCTGTTACACCGATTACATTGACAATTTATATTCATTAAAACAAAATCCATTGATTTTTTATGTATGTAGTGTCCGGCGTCTGTATCTTTCCAATGCTTATGTGTGCCACAAGTAAAACAAATCCCTTTGGCAGACCTGCGAATATATATACTCTGTAAATCCCAAGCCTTTTTATGTAGTGCCTTAGTAGATTTATGTTTTACTTTTACTCCCACTGTATCACATCTCCTTCGGCTATGGCTCTGGCTAAATTAAAACAATCTATTCTATCTAATGTATTTCCATTAGTTTTTTGAATAATATCTACTAATTTATCTCTATCCACCTTAGCCAATGCTTTGATTTTATTGGCTATATATCTATCAATGCTTTTTTGTTCTTCATTAAGGTCATCATAAGGTCTATCTGCTGATGTATTAAAATTTTCTCCTGATAAATGTGTAATTGCTTCTAAATACCATTCGTGTAATTTTCTTGCTAATTTCTCACTCATTCTTTCACCTCTTTTTTATTATCCTCTCTTATAGCTTTTTCTATATCTTCTGAACATTTTTCTATATTAACACAAGTCCAGCCCTCTGGTAAAAAGGCAGATTTAAACTTGCAGTGGTTACGGCTTCTCTGTAGGACTTCCTTTATAATCTGTTTCATTTAATTCCTCCCTATTACTATCCCAACTAAAATTAGTCCAATACTTATGAGTATTACTATTATTTCCCAATTTTTCATAGCTTCTCCCTCTGTGCCTGTGCTATGGCTCTGGCAGTTGTTTTTCTTAACATTTCATCAACATCTCCATATAGTGTATCAGACAAAGCAGGAACATCAGTAATTACATTATATATCTCCTCCTCACTCAAAAACAACTGGGTGATTTGGGAGATGGCTTGGTCAACTGTTAATTTATTTTTATCATTAACATAAAAATCAACATAATTATGAACAACTTTTTCTAATATCTCCCTCAACTTATCTTGTAGTGTCATTCTTTCACCTCTTTAGGTAATATGTTCTTTCTCTGACCAGTAACGATTAGATACTTGCTTTAATCCTGCATTTATTTGAACCTTAGCACTCTCTGCCTTGATTACGGCTTGGTCTATTTCGTTCTTGCTTTGTTTAAGAATAGCTATCTGATGATCTAACCCTGCTATTTCTTTCTGTAGGGCTTTCTTCTGGACTACAAAATCTGCTATCTGTTTATGGAATATGCTTTGTTTGGTTTTAACTTCTTCCCAGCTTTTTTCAATAGCTTTCTTTTCTTCTAATAATTTATATTCGTCATCGTGTAAATTTGTCATACTACCCTCCCATCAAAAAAATCTATTGCTCGTTTGATTTCTGTTGGTTTCCCATCTTCTGGGATGTCTTCTTTGCAAGTTCTGACAAGCTCATCGGTTGAGATTTTCCTTGCCAAGTAGAGTTTCCAGAGTCTTCTTGATTTAGTGTAATCATCTTCTTTAACTTCTCCTTCTCGTTCAGAACCTTGTGCATTGCTTTCTTTCCCCACAACTCACCTGCTTTTCTCGCCGCTATTTCTGACTTCCATAATTGTTCTTTGGCTTCTTCTTTAGTCATTTTACAGTTCTCCTAACCTGTTACTGGGATAGGCTCTCAGTAACCTTAAGAACTTAGACTAAGTATTTAACTTAGTTAAGAAAGAATAATGTTAGCTTTTATCAGCCCTACTTTATCGTAAGTAGCCAACGCTGGTTAGAAATGGCGTAGCAAGCATAAGGTTACCCTTATTTAACTGCTTTAACAGTTCATTTATCCTCTTACGAGGGCTCGCCACATTTACCACTATCATATTGTCTATCCCTTTTTGGCTGTTTATTCTTCGACATTTCAAAGACGGGTAGGTTAAACCCGAGGTCATCGTTCTTTTCTATCATCTTGAGTAAGTCAAGAACTCTTAGAACACTTTTAATCATTTTACACCTACTACTGTAAATTCTTCTTTAGGAATAAGATTTGGTAGTTTTCCACCCATTAGCATATATTTATTACCAAGTTCTAATGCTTTTTCTTTTGATATTTCATATATATTACCTTTAATTTTAAACCTAAAGACTGGCTCATTCATAGCTTTAAAATCTTTGAAATTCATACCAATAGCTAATCTTGAAGGATATTCCCAAGTTGGAAATAGTCTGGAAACTGCATAAAAGAATTTATCCTTTTTCATATAGTTTTTCATCTCTTTAAGATCTCCAACATTTCAGTATATAAATCTAACAGACTTTTTGTCTTATCGTTAATATATACTTGTGTAGCATTGTTCATAGCATTACATTTGTACATACTATCACTATCGGCTGGTTTCTGTGCCATATTGTTTTTAATAACTGCTTCTGCTTTATCCATTTCATTGTCTATCCATACACCTGTTACAAAACCCTTTTCATCTACACAGTTCTTGTCTTTACATTTATAGTCTGGTGCTTTTGGGTTCTTCTTACTTGTTGTATTATCCCACATTTCTCCGCCACATTTTGGACAATTCATTTTTGTCCCCCTTTCTTGTTGTATCGCCAGTTCCAAATACCAAGAGCTTTTAAGAATATATTATAGTGAAGCTCTAAATCAAGGTGGTAACTACCAATTGAGAACTGCTTTACGGTTAATTTGCCTGTTTCCTTGCTGAAATGTAAAACATATGCTTCGTCAATTCTGGTAGGGTTGTGTAATTCGTAGGCTTTCCAATAAGCTGAGAGTTGTAGCCATACTGTATCGTAGATCTGACCTGAAGTTTTATAGTCAAGTAGGGCTACTTTCATATCCTTTTTTAAGACGAGGGAATCTAATGTGCCAATATAGCTCTCTGAATAAACGGTTTTCTCACTTTCAATGAACTTTTCTATATTAGCATCTTTCCATTTTAAGAACTCTGTTGTCCATTTCTTGTTTAGTCCTTTGAGTTTACCCGTGGCTATTTTTTCCCCTTTTGCAATCTTCTCTAAGATGTTGTGTAAACCCGAGCCAATATCACCGGCTTTTTTCATAATAACATCAGCATTAGAACCCTCTTTTTTAAGCCAGTTATAGAAACCCTCGCCTTTGTCAATAATATTGAGTATATGAGTTACTCTCGGTAGGTATTTTCCTGTTTCTGGATTGAGTTTGTATTTTCCTTGATTAACTCTTTTCTGCATTTGCTTTCCTTGCATAGCTCTCGTATTCTGAGTCCACAATATGTTCAATAACATCTAACTTAGCATATAGTATTTCAAAAACACTATTAACTACACTATCAGAATACTCATCGTCAGGTGTAATTTCTTTTTTCATAAGGTCTATAAATTTCCTTATGTTAATCATATCCCAAGGTGAGAACTCTTTAGCATATTCCATTGTTACCTCCCCTTTCTACGTGGACAACCTGTTGCAAAACAATAATCATAATCCCACGCATTTCTTGTCTTTGCTACTTTATAGATGTAACATTCTTCACCATCAATCTTTTTACCACAGAATTTCTCTGGTGGCAAGTGTGGTTTTTTAGGTGGCATAGAGACCTCCTTCCAAATAAAAAAGGCAGACCGGTCTCGCCATTACTGGCACGGATTTACACCGTTTTAAGTCTGCCCAATGTTTATTAAGTTTTTTTTGAGACCACATATTTACCTGCCTTTTCATACATATTATCAAAACTGTCCTTGTTTGTCAAGCATTATTTTATTTTTCTTTCCACCACTTGCATTGTTTACAAAGCATTATACACCTAAAAATCTTGTTGTCAACCACCAGACATCATCTTGTTCGTAAATAAGAAATCTGGCTACCCTTAGATTTCCTAATTCAGGAGTCCTCTCGTCAATAATTATCTTTCTCATTTTATCTCCGCAGGACAGATAAAGCAAATTTCAGAAATACAAGTTTTACAAGGGGGTATCTTTGACTTTTTTGATAATTTTTGAGATTTGGCTTTCTGTTTCCTTTTCGTGTTTTTTATCATTATAGCACTCCATACAAAAATAGCCATCTTGAGTTGCAATATATGTTCTTCCTTTTCTTAAACATATTTGGCATTGAGGCTCAAACTGACTACTCGCATATACATTAAAACTTTTATTTAGATATTTCATCCAATTTCCTTTTTATTGCTTCTAATATTATTTTGCTACATCCCCCGAGTCCTACTTCCTCTCTGGGGAGTTTTTCATTCCTCATCCTTGAGGTCGGAGCAGAGCAAGGTTTAGTGGCATCTAAAACATCTATTATGCAGGTAGGATCTATATTACATTCACAAAGCAAAGTTATCAGCCTTCCTATCAACTGGAGATTGCACTCACACCCACCTTTTTTGGGTAAAAGAATAACTTCTTCCAGTCCATTATCTTTAGATGCCTTTACATCAACCCTCAGCTTACCTGAGCAGTTATATTTCTCAAAACGAGGAACTCTTTTAGTTGGTTTAATCTTTGTCATAAACTTGTCTTTCCCATTTTTGTGTATTTAGATATTTTCTTCCAAAGTTTCTCCAGAGAGATAACATCTTCCTTGTTGTGAGTAAGTATATAGTCAAGGGCATCCTTCATATAAACAGGATTACCTGTAACCATCTTGAGCCATACATCTGGTTTAAGTTTGTGTTTCTTGGAAGGTATATCAAAAAAATCACAGGCTGTTTCTAAGCGGTTTGAGTGTAACTTAAACTTATTCCTTAAAATAACCTGTGTATCTGATACATAATGAAACTTATACTCTGGAAAAGGTAATTTCCATTTAACTGCCCGTGTTCTTAAGAATGGTAAGTCAAACTTTCTGTCTATACCATAGTGAAGAACTAACCTTGTAAAAGGCTTTATATCCTCTATAAACTGGGACAGTAATGGTTTATCATATCTTCCTGAATATAAGTCTTCAAGATTAATTGCTCTGGCGATTATGTCGCCGTCTAATTCTTTTATACAGTAGGTGTAGCATATACCAAAGGTGGCATTTAGATTGGATGCTTCTATATCTACAAACCCTACTTTTTCAATTAAACCATTAGCGTGGTCGTAACAGCGTGGATGGTCTAATCCATTGTGTCCGTGGGAACATCTGAACTTTATCCTGCGGTTTATTTCGGCTTTGCTTAGTGCTTTGACATTAAGCATTATACCCCCTTACCACTTAAAACTCAATTTGAAACCGTAGTAATCGGTTCCGTCGGGCGTCTTAAGCCAACCTACCTCTGTATGTCTTATCAAAAACAACAAGAGACTCTGGTGTCTTAAGATAAAGAAGAATAGTCTTCCCTTTATGGTTAAACGCCCACCTTTAATAAAAAACTTTTTACTTTTTCCACTCCAGCATCAGCTTTATCAACAAATCCTCTGATTGCTATAATAACATCATCAAATTTGTCGCCGGGAATCACGGGTAAAAGAATATCAACTACCAGTGTTAGAACTTCCTTCAATATTTTTATTACAGCCTGTACTATCCCCAGTACACCCGCAATATTCTTTGGTAACCATTGTAGTAGTTTCGCTAACATTTTTACATTCCTCCTTGTCCATAAGGACTAACAACTCATTACGTAATCCATCTAACCTTTTAGAAATATCTTTAAGCACTTTAGGTTGTATATGCAGACTCTGATTGCGAGAAAGCTCTATGTGTGCTTTTAGAGATTGCTGTATAGGTAGAAGTATATTATGTAAGAAGTTGTTTATTAGTTTATCCATTTTCGTAGTAGCAGTATTTCTTCTGTATTGGTTTCTACATTTTTCTGTATTCTTCCAAACAGATTAGAAATTATAACAATATTAATAAATAGGGTTGCTATAATCCCCAGTATAGCTATTCTCCAGATATGCCCTTGATTTACGTGTTTATCAAGAATATCTAAAGAACCATTCATACGCTTATCCAAGCTACCTACTTTTGCTTTGAGATAAGCAACGCCTTCTGATACTTCTGTGATTTTTTCTTCATATTTGCACTCGTGGGTCATTTTTTTTCTTCCTTTTTTTCTTCTTTTGGTGCTTCCTGAACCTTGGGTGCTAATTGCTGGTTGTTTAATGCTTGTGCTACCTGTTTCTTTACTTCAACTATCTTGTTGTTCAAAATCTCGGCTTGTATTAATAACTCACCGTACTGCCTGTAAAGTTGTTCTAACATATTCTCACCTCCTTTAGCCTTCAAATACTCCTGTTATTGTTATATGTAATTTTCCGTCAGCTGGTAAGGTAACTCCACTTGCTCCGCCTATAAGCTGGTTATCATTTAGTTTTATCTCAAATTTATCATCTTTCGTAATAGCTACATCTTGGTCTATATGATAAGTTATTTCTTTTTTAATTGTAAGAGGCATATTATTCTCCTTTAGCTATTGCTATTAAACAATCCTCACAAACTGATTCATTGTTTTCTTTCGTTACTACCATTCTAATTTCAGCATTAGTTTTGCCACATTTTACACAAGTAGGTTTATCTGCCATAGTATTCTCCTTTAGGTTCTATCTTGCCATATTTTATAGTAGTCAATCTCAAATACAAACGGTGTATTATTCTGGTCTGTAACGCCTATAATCAAAGGCACTAAATTATCTGTCGGGACATTAGATGTAATACTTCCCTGTGAAGCATTATCTATAAACCATTCTACCGAAGTATCTGTCTTAAACTCAAACCTTAATACTACTTCTGTATTTGCGGCAGCTGCTGCACCTGAATCTGTAGTTGAAACTCCATCAAGCTGACAATGCAGATGCCAGTTAGTATCGGCATAGATAGTATGGCTCATCTGTATCATTATAAAGTCCTCATTACCGCCACCGAGATTCTCTGCCATTTCTGACCAGCCAGTACCGATATTTGAGTTGACTAATCCGATAGCGAAGTTGGTATCATTGTCTACCGTATTTAATCTCAACCTTACTTCCATAGTAGGTCTGCGTGTATTATTAAAAGCATATATTGCTGAACCAGAATACCAATAATAAGATATTTCATCTCCTGCCACACCAGTTCCACCATTAGAACACTCAGTTGCTTGCCAACCATTAAGTTGTGTTGTAGGTGTATAAGACATATCTGACCTTCCACCTGTATTGGTGCGTGTTGACCAAGGGTCGCCACCGCCACCCATCTGTTGTGCCCAAAAATCATTATAATAATAGGCAGCACCTTGTTCTATACGACCTGATTCTGTTCCTCTGTCATTAGCATCAAATGCTACTGAACGACCAGTAGGAACTTGTGCCTTAAAAGCTATTGCTTTATATCCATCATCGGTAATATTATTTTGTATATCAACATTCATTGCTATAGTTTGCCCTGTGAGTGTTGTAGCATTATTCCAGCCAAAATCCCAAGCAAAACCACTATCTTGTGTTGAATTAGCCTCACAACCATAAATACTAAACAACCAATGACGAGTTGTATTCATATCAATGGCAAATATCTTACTAGCACCCAGTTGTGCTACCATATCATTGTTACCCTGTATTTCTAAATAAGGATAGGTATCAGTTGAGTTAGCATAAAGATATAAATCATCAGCAGTAGTATCTCCACCATAGATAGTCAATGAATCAGCAGCAGCTACAGCATAACCACCACTTGAAGTAAAAGTTAAGGTATCTTGTAATTGCATATCATCTGTTGATGTTACCTGCTCAGCCTGTAATGTTCCAGTTAATGTAACAGAACCTGATTTGTTTGTAGTGAAACCAGCATCTGCTCCAAAAGCACCTGAATCATTATACTGTACTTGTGTATCTGCACCTCCCGGACTTGCACCTGCACCATTTGCTGCTAATGTAATACGACCATTACCATCAACTGTTATGTTTGCGTTAGTATACGCACCGGGAGTAACAGCAGTGTTTATAAGGTCTATAACACTGTCTGACACACCTGTTGTTACTGATATATTTCCTGCCGTTCCTACTAATTGTCTTGCCATCATTTACTCCTTAATTAAAATCTATGTTATAAAGTGTTTCGTTATTCCCATTGTATGTAACATATAAATCATCTGCACCTGCGTTTACCTGTAATCTGTGGACATAGTTATTTAATGAATTAAATGCTGTCCAGCTTCCTCCAGAGTCCTTATATTCCATAGCTCCAGAATTATCTCTGAAACCATAGCCACCTGAACCTGAAGTTGTACCCCAGTTATGGTAAGTATCTGCGTCTTGTAATAAGTTACCACCTTTTAACTCAAGGTCGTAGTAAGTACCACCATTTAAATTATAAGGCGTTGTATCATTTATATGATTTCCATAAATAAGACTTCCCGTACAAGAAGCATCTTCATTTATACCTTCTGTATCGTGTCCTGTGCTATAATTACCTGATACTGTGGTATCAGCACAGTTAATTAATTCTAATAATCTCTCACTATCGCCTGCACCTGAAATTCCACTATTGTTAGTAAATATGTTTCCAGTTCCACCACTAATATAATAATCGCTATAAGTATTACCTGCGTCATGACAAACATTAGCATTGATTACGTTATAATAAGGATTATTCCAAATATATATACCACTCTTACCGGGATTATGGGCAATGTTAGCACTAAAACTATTATAACTTCCCTGTGAAATAATAGTATGAGCACCATTATTGCGACCTGTATTACCATTTACAAAATCATAATTACCTTGTATGTAAATACCTGATTGAGTTCCACCATAAGTTGTATTTGCTATAACAGAAACATTAGATGCATATACATAAATACCATATTTATCGTCATCAACAATATTGTTTGCTATAACACTATAATTACAATTAGTCCATAAAGCTATGCCTTCATTTACATTATCTAAGGTATAATTGTTTACTACTCTGCAAGAAAGACAACTATTAAGCCATATACCTGCATAATCACAATCAATGGCTATATTATCTCTTATGAGTGATTTATTAGAACCACTTACTAATTCTATACCCTGATCATCTGAATCCTCTAACCAACATCCAGCAATAGTTGTATAAGTACACCCAGAACCATATATTAAACTCTTATCATTACCACCACCGGCATTACCAAGTATTTTTAAATCTTTGACTTGACAATAATCACAACCATTTAAATTAATAATGTGGTCGGTAGACCAACCGCTTGCATCAAGAACAGTTCCCCATCCTTCGCCCCTTATAACTGTATAATCATAATCAACAGTAATTGTTCCATCTATTGTATAAGTCCCCTCAGGTAATATAACTACACCACCTTCAGTACCTAATTGGTCTATGGCTGCATTGATTCCAGCAGAAGTAAATGTAGTACAATAAACTATCTTATCTGTTCCACCAATAGATAATTTCCCAGAACCACTTGCTGTGATAGAACCTACTGTCCCACCTGTAAAATCCAACACACCTACAGCTTCATCTATGGCTATATCACCTGCTGTTAAGTTATCATTAATGTCAGCATCATCTGTTGAGGTGAGTTGTTCTGCTTGGACTGTGCCTGTAGCTGTTAAATATCCATCAACGGGTGAATTAACTACATTTACCGTAGCACCGCCTGCGTTATTTATACCTGCTGGAGCAATCATATCCTCAAATTGAGAATTAAGAGTTGCAGCACCGCCTAAGTAATATGAATAATTATTAGTAGCACCTGTAACGTGAATATGATTAAACATACCTCTTACATTGGGTGTTCCTGCTATATAAACCCCATAGGCATTGGTTTGTCCACCTGTAACGTGTAATAAATTATAAGCAAACTCTCCCGAGCCACCTCCACCAATATAAAATCCTGCTGGAATTGTAGTATCAACATCATCTATATAGCCAACGCACTCATTTACATCTATTGTAGCATTACCCGTTCCATAACCTATTGTGATGGCAGTAGAAGCTCCTGAACCATTAACATCTATATTTACTCTTTTTAAGTCATAAGCAGGAGCATTAGCAAACCAGCAAATTGCAGATTTAATCTCTGCTACTACGCCTGTATGGTTATATTCTATAGTGCCTTCTGATATATTTACAGTTCCATTACCTATTGAAGCATAACAGCAGGGTTGCTGACCTGCGGTGGTATAAGCTGTAGTCATAACAATATGACATTGTTTAAAGTTACAACTTCCGCTTGAACCTATAACTGTAGAAACCAATGATGTTGCTGCAGTTACCTCTGCTTTAATTTTATAAATTTTACAACCTGTATAAGTAGAATAATCTATAAGGTTAGCATTATCGGCGGTTAATAGGCAGTCTTTAGGTGCAGCACCCATTCCACGGACTATTTGGTTATTAGCAGTAAAATGGATAGTATTATTATTATCTACATCATAATCATAAGTACCGGGATAAACAAGAACAAGAGTATTTGCACCTGATGCATCAAGTGCTTCTTGAACGGTAGTATAATCACCACCAGATTTAGCTACGGTTACGGTGTTAGCATAGGGAGTAACAAATGTCCCAAAATCGCCTGTGCCTGTGGTGGTTAAATTAGCAGCTCCAAAGTCAATAGTACCGGCTGGAGAATTGGTTATGGTTTCTCCATTCTGTAAGACTATGTCATAAGTTAGAGTAGCTCCTGACATAGTAATACCATTGGTTGCTAAAGATCCTGTTAAATCAATAGCATCAGTATAACTACCGTCTATTTTTATGCCTTTTGTATCGCTAAAGGTAATTACATCTCCCATTGCTGGATTGATAGTAGTAGATAAACCACCAGTAAGTCCAATATAAGGATAGGAATCCGAAGAATTAGCATATAAATTAAGTATATCACTTGCTGTATCTCCACCGTATATATTTGTTAATGTTGCAGCTGAGGTAATTTTTCCAGCACTTGCACTAAAGACTATATCACTTGTTAGGTTAGCTCCTGATAAGTCAATCCCGTTTAACCAAGTTCCTGATAGATAGTATCCGTATGCTCCTGACTGACTGCCTGTATTAGAAACATTAACTCCTATCGCAGTTGCACCAGCTATATTTGGTACTAAATTAAGGTTTGCTCCTATTATATTACCTGCTGGGTTAGTTCCATTAGTAAGAGAACATTGAAATCCAGTTAAATCCCCTGTTCCACCAATATCATTTATTATCCCGAAGAAGCCTATCTTATCGCCAGTTGATTGTATGTTCGCACCGCCGTAAGCAACATCCCAAACTAAAAAATTACCGAACCAGTTTGCTGCACTTCCTGCTGCTGAACCACCCGTATTTAATATACCTAACCCACCAACAATGGTATCAGCGGCATCAGAAGCATTATCAGCTATTAAAGAAGCAAAAGAAAGGTTATTATCAAACGCTGTTGTCATACCACCACTTGCTATTTGGGATAAAACACCATACATCCCAGTATAATCACCTTGACTTGTAGCGGTTATATGCATTCCTCTTACATCATCAGCTGCCGCATCTATATCTAAATCAATTACACCAGCTGTATCGGTATGGTCGGTGGTAGTAGCGTCTATAAATAGTTTCTCATCAGCTCCAAAAGTAACATCTATATCACCTGCTGCAATATTTATCGCCTTCTCTGCATCTCCTTGAATATCTATTCCATAACTTGTGCCTGTGCCATTTGCTACTTTACCTGTGATTTTAAGTCCTGTTGAACCTTTGTTAGCTCCAAAAGTTAAATTGGTTGAAGCGTCTATTTCTTGACCTACTACATCATTAGTGGTCGTAGTAGTTTGCCAATGAGTTTTAAATGCACTTCCTGTAGTTTGTCCTGTAAGATAATAAGAGGTTGTTTTACCGAGATCCCAAGTGCTACTACCTGCTACAGTAACATAGAAATTATTCCCATTAGGGACATTAAACCCTGCATTAGAATTCCCATATAATCCTAATACTGGGTAGGAATCTGTGGAATTAGCATAAATAAATAAATCATTTCCAGAAGTTGTCCCACCGTAAATATTATGATTAGCATTAGTATTAAAATAAATATTGCCACCAAGATTTAACGCACTTGCTGCTGTTATACCGCCTGCTGACAAGGTTACGTTGCCATCGCTGTCTACTTGGAATTTCTCGGTTGTTATATTATACCCTCTGATTAAATAAGATTGCCCTGAGCCATTAGCAGCTTTGGTTACAAGGCGCAAAGCATTCCCGCCTTTGTTAGTCCCATAGGTAACACCACTTGAGACATCTAAATCAAGCATAGTAATATCGCCAGATGTAGTTACTCCTGAATCATATCTAAAATCTACTGCGTAGCCGGTGGGGTCTGAAGTATTAAAAACTATATTTTCCTCATCTACCATAAAGGTAGCATCGCCATCTAAGCTGAATTGGTAGTTATCCCCTTTGTCTATATCAAAGTCTATACCACCATCACCAAGTAAATGAATTGATGATTGAGTTCCGTCTATTGTGTTGGCGTGTAAGTAAAGGTCGTCGCCTGTGGTATCTCCACCATATATATAACAAGGGTTAGTCCCTGTATACCAGTAAGAACCTGAATTATATATCCCATCCGTATAAACAGAACCTGTGGCTGTTAAAGAAGAAGCCTGTAAAGAGCCTGATAAAGTTACACTACCTGCTTTATCTGTAGTAAAACCAGCATCTGAACCAAAAGAACCACCATCATTATATTGAACCCAAGTATCATTACCTGAAGATGAAATAGAAGCAGAAGTATGAGTATGTCCGGGATCTGTCCCACTTGTAACATTTGCTCCATAAATAGCAGAGCCACTTATAGCAAGACTGGCTGTAATGCTTCCTAAATTTTCTATATCTCCATCTTCATTAACAGTAAAAACTGAGGTAGCAGAAGCAGAGCCTGATAAAACTCTTATAGCATTTCCTGTTGTTACATTATCAGAATCTAATCTTATCTTTAGAGCATCGCCAGAAGTAATACCTACACCATCTATTTGTACACAAGTCCCTGAGGTTACGCTATCAAAATCAAAAAGACCAGCTACACCTGTAATTTGGACAGTTTCAAAAACAGATTGGGCATCATCGGTGTAAAAAGACTTAGTAGTTCCTGACCTAACAATAAAATTATCCCCACTATCTACATAAACAGTAACATCATCTGTAGTATCATCTACTAATATATAAGGGTTTGTAGAACCTGAATTAGCTCTTAAATATAGTTTGTCCCCTGATGTATTACCGCCAGTTAAAGTAATAGACGCAGCTGTTTGGGTAATAGCACCACCGGAAGAAGAAAAAGTTATGTTGGCAGGTGTAGTTAATGTAGTAGTAGTAATATCTAATAGATTAGTACCATTAACAACAAGACCTATATTGTCAGCACCAATTCTATATAGACCAGAGTCTAAATCATTAAGGAAAGTAAAGGCAGGACGTGCTAAAGTACCATCACCAATACGTAGCTCCCCACCATCAGATATTTCTAATGCAGTTGTAAAAGACGGAGTAGCACCTGCACCTGAAAACTGTAAATTCCATTTAGCGTATGTAGTAGTAGATTCTGCGTGGAATCTGGTAGCATAACGTGTAGCATCATAAGCATTCCAAGAACCATCATAATAAGCATTGTGGGTAATATCAAATATATCATCGTTACCCTGCTTACTAAGTGAAATCTTTGCAGTGCCATTATCAGCTATAACTAATCTATCATATGCAGCATTACCTATTTCTAAATGCCCTTGAATAACTAAATCATCAGTTAAGGGATCATTAGAACAATCTAACTTTAGATAACGTGCGTCTAAAGAAGTTAAAGTATTACCATTGGCATCAAATTTGCCTGTGAATGGATTTAATGTATAAGCCATCTATATTCCTTAACTGTAAACAGCAGTTGTACTTCTATTATCCCAAGCATCAAATGCAGATTGTCTTAGAGTACACTGCCTATTTGCATCATATGTATATTTTTGTAATAACCAACCATCTGTACCTGTTCCTAAGCCTTGAGGTGCATATCCTACATAATCAGGCAGACCATCTGTTGAAGAATATTCTGCTCTCATCTGTAATGTAGTTGGTATTTCTGTGATCCTTGCAGCAAATAAATCCTTCTCGTAACTATCAGCTTCTATAGCAGAAGGTTTAGTCGCCCCACTTAATTGAGTAGAAGTTCCTAATGTTGTCATCGTTTCTTCCTCTCATAAATACTTTGTTCTTTTTTTAAAGATTTTATGTTATTCTGTACAACCAACCAGTTGTATAGTTTTGTATATCTTCTTTCGTCTAATCTCGGTGATCCGAGTTTCCTTGATAGCCTATCTATGTATGTAATTATATTAGACTGATTTTTTTCTTTAACATTTTCTAATGCGTGGTTCCATATATAATTAAGTTCTCGTTGTGATTTGTCATCAAACTCAACAGTTTCCCAATCAGTATTAAAGTAGTCATAGAACCTTTGTGATAAGGGACGACCTTCTTCCCCCATAATAGAACGAGGTTCTTTTTCTGTCTTTGTCGGTTCAGCTACTGTAATTGGTGTTGCTGTTCTTGCTAAAGGCATTATTGTCCTCTCTCACTACTTCCACCACCACTAATATTACCTATTGCTTTTTTAATCCCCATTCCTGCTCCAATGAGACCACCACTAACAATAAGGTTCATAGGGTTTGTTAAAGTTTTAATAACTTGATGTACAGTTCTATAACCACCCATTTGGTTGATTAATTTCTGTGGTAGTATTTTTCTAATCGCCATTTGTACTTCTGGCTCTTTCCAATTCCCACCTTTTATTAACTTGGTTATCCTGTTAAATTTCATAAAGTTCTTTATATCATTATATGGTTTTATACCTTTTGCATATTGAGTACTAACATCCTTCATCTCAGGAAAAGCATCCATTCTCGCAGCTTTTATATCAGTAAGTGTATCTAAGTAATCTACATCAGTTGCATTTATTTTACCGGGTTTTACTCTCGTATTCAAATCAGATATAACCTTGTTAGCTTCTTTTATAGTTAAATCTGTACCCTTTTGCCCTTTTGATTGTATCCACTTTTTAATAGTTGGATTTTTCAATAATTTTGATTTAGTTGAAGTAGAAAAATCATCCCAAGAGTTTAGTAAACCATCTACTACATTCCTGAAGGAAGCAACTTTGTTAGGATATTTCCGAGCAAGTGCTTCAACTGCTTCATCCCATTGGTTCATTAACCCTTGTTTGTATTTAAAGAAATTAGTTCTAATAGTGTTTGTAAACTTTGCTCCTGCCTTAGGTACAAAATAATTCTTTAATTGACCTAATCCTTGCAGTGCTTTACCAGTTCCATAAGAAGCTGCTGCTACAAGAGGTGCACGCATAGCTGTATCTCCAAGTTTATTAGCATATTCTTGGTAGGCTTCTTGAGAAACATCAGGGGAAGGTAACATAACTTGGGCTAATGAACTACCTATGCCCTGCATACCACCAGCTAAACCCATACTCACAATGTTCTGACGAGTAGGTGGAACAGCATTAGGTTTAGCATAAAGGTCAGCCTGTCCTAATTGTGCACGACCTACAACAGTACCTGCTCCTGCACCAATATTAGGATGTCCAACAGTACTGCCTAAACCATAACCTATAATACCACCTGCAGTTTCGCCTATATCACCAAAAGATACAGATTCACCAGAAGCCTTTCTTTTTTTTACAGCTTCTTCGGTATATTCTTTCTCTTTTATTTCAATTATTTCACCAGTTTTTTTATCTTTGATTTTCATTATTACTCCACTATTTCATATTGATTTGGGTCTAAACCTAACTCTTGCAGTTTGACTGCGTTTTCTATTCTATCCTTTAGTTTTTTATCCCTGAACAGTTTTGGTTCAACCTTATAGATAGCTTTATATAAACCCATTTCATATTGGTCTTGTAGTTTATCTAAAACTTCTCTTTTTCTCTGGGATTTTTTAACTGTATCTAAAGATTTAAAGTCACTACCCAATAAATCAAGATAATCATTTGGGTTAGTAGCAATATCTTTACTGATAGCTGACCTAAAAGAAAGAGCTGAATTATAAACACCACTTTCTACAGTAGACCAATCAGAAGGTGCGGTTTGTTTAAAGGTATCTATAACTCTTGCAGCTCTGATACCGGGCATAGCTATTCTTGCAATAGCAGCACCGTATTCAAGCGTAGAACCGTGAAATCCTTCCCAATATGGGTTCTTTCTTGTAATACCAGTAATTTTTGATTTTAAACCACCAACCACACCTCCGGGTTTAAACCCATAAGTATCATAATTCCAAGATATATTATCTAACCAACCTCTAAATGTGTTACTTAATGCAGCATCTGCTCTTTCTACATCTTGTTGCATTTTAGATATATCTTTTGCTTTTTGAGCACCAACTTCTTTTTGAACCTGTATATTAGCAGCTTGTTGTTGTTGTTGTATGGGGTCTATTCCAAGAGTAAAGTCACCTATTTTTGCCCCCTTGATAGATAATGGAGAACCAAAAGCAGTAGGTTGTACACCCATAGCAGGAGCAGCAGTTGTTACCTGTCCTGTTTCAGGAGTAGCTACTTCCTCTTGTTGTGATAAAAAATCTTTTACATTAACCCAACCCATTATTTACCTCCAATGTATCTCATATCACCAGTTTCATCGTTGATTTCCCATAATGATTGTTGTTCTTCTGGTATTTGACTCAAAAATCCTTTATATAAATTAAGTTTCGTAGGTGTATCTAATTTATTGAAATCTAAACCACCTGTCCCCTGTGTCGCTTCACCTGCTAAGCTATTTACATATTGTGATGGATTAGCGGGTTGTACTACTCCTGTTTCCACTAAAGCCCTATAATTTGCCATAGCCTTTTGTTTTAAAAAGTCAGGGTCTGCTTCTCTTTCAGCTTTCCATTCTTCAAATCGTTGTTGTGCTTTTGCAGCCTGTTGATTATAATAATTACCTAAAAAGTTCTGACCAGTCATTCCCTGTCCATAACCCATAGCACCAACAGCTAAACCCTGACCTAATCTTTGTAACATTCCGGGTTTTTTCTGTGCTGCTAAATAATCGTTATATCCTAATCCAGCCATTATTCCTCCTAAAAGATAAATGGTATTAACATCTTTGTTCTTTTCATATATTCCATATACTTATCACCGAAGTGCATTAGTAAAAAACTTTCTTCTTTATCTATTCTGGAAAGTATAAACTGGATAGATATATATGTTAAACATATTGTTATCTTCCAACCTGCTAATACACTGTATACACCGATACTTGATATTAAACCACCCAAATACATAGGGTGTCTAACATATCTGTATATTCCTGTTGTGATTAATTTTGGGGGTGGTATTATTCTCCAAAAAGGTTTGACTTTATTTTGTAACAAAGCAAAAAGTCTTATTAATAAACCTATGAAGATCAATATCATATCAACCCACCAACCATACTCCCTATTCCACCAACGAGAGAACCAATCATTTGATTTTGATTCTGTTGTTGACCTAATTGATAATTAGCATTGGTGTTGTACATATTAGAGTATGCTTGTGAGTAGTTTCCATAGTTTGTACCCATTTGTCCCATTACAGCATTAGGATTAAATCCCTGACCGTATTGTAATTGTTGTTGATACATAGGTGTATTAATCTGTGGTGTCCCTACTGTACTTGGTTGCGTTAATGGTTGTCTACCCGTCATAGATAAACCTAAGTTCCTATAATAGTTTTGCCAATCCTGTTCCTGTTGCATTAAACCTCTTGACATATAATCAGCACCGATACCTCCAGCTACATTAGTTCCAAGCTGTGCAGCCATATCACTACGGTATTGTTTTTTCATCCAATCAGGAACAGAAGAAGTCATACCTTCTCTTGCCTGTTGTGCTAAATTCTCTTGCAACCCAGCAGTCTCAGGATAAAGGCTTTGTGTAATATCCCTTTGCAACGCAGCATATTCTGGTGCATATTTCTGCTGAATCTCATACTGCTGTTCAGCTTGTTCAGGAGCATACTCCATCTGCATCCTGTTTTGCAAATCCAATAACTTCTCAGCATATGGAACAGCCAAATCTAACTGTTGCTGCATAAGTTGTGGTTCATATTGCATCTGAGTTTCATATACACTTGGTAATGATTGCTGCCAAGCCTGTATAGCATCAGCTGTACTCGGTTGTGGAGGTGGAGTAGGTTGTTGAATACTTACTTCACCTTTCTGTAAACCTAATAAGCCAAAACCACAGATAAATTTTATTAACCTATTTAATAATTGCACCTTTTTCTCCTTTTCCTAACCCTCTGTGTCTTAAAAACCTTTCTATACTATAAGTCTTTAATGGTTTTTCGCAGGGTTGTTTGTTATCATATCCTCTCTCAAAGCTGATATATTTAAGTTTAGGGAATGTCCATAATGCTTTTGTTAATAGTTGTCTCATAAGATTTTTGTTGCGCCAATCTTCCCTAATTATTAAATCCAAAACTGTTGCTACTGTTCCTGATGGACTCACATTCCATCTGCACACTGCTGCTATTTCATTATTTGCATCATATACTACAAATGCAGTTTTATATTGCCAGTGTTGTTGTATATATTCTGCTATGGTTTCTCTATCGGTATACGTAGAGTATTTCATAACAAAATCTACAATCTTCTTTAATTCCTTATCCTGTAATAGCACTGAACACTGGTATGTAATAAGCAGTTGTTCCAATGTATACTTTTATAAAGCCGTCACTATTTCTGCTTGTTGCTCCTTTGAACAAAATAGTTCCTACACCAACGCCATTAGCTGTAATATTACTTACATTAGATAAACCTATCTGACTGGCTACACCACTATCATCTGCGGTTGCATATATAGTTCCAGTTAGTGTGGCACTATCTACAAGTGTATGTAGTTTAGTGTTAGTAACTAATTCTGTTGCTCCGAATGTATATCCTTTTGTAATTGTTGACATTTAAACTCCTTAATAATAAACTATAACGTAACCACCTGCACCAGCTCTTGCAGCATTATCGTGATCTCCACCTGCTCCACCACCACCGGGAAAACAACCATCTCCACCAGCGTCATTACCACGACCAGCGGTTGAACTTCCACCAAAAGGAGAGGATCCACCAGCACCACCATCTTGTGAACCGGCTGCGTGTTTAAAGTCAGGAGATGCACCACTTGAACCATTTATTTGTATATCACCAGCACTTGCAGCTCCACCAGCACCACCAGTATTTGTATTACCACCAACACCACCAGCGGCTACAGCAGATGTTCCAAAACTACTTGTTCCACCAGTTCCACCTAAAGTAGAACCAGCAGCACCAGCAGTACCTACAGTAACTGTTACATTACCAGAAGTAGCTACTATGGCTTCAGCATAACCTCCGCCTCCGCCACCACCTCCAGCAGTTCCACCACTATTGCCACCACCACCACCACCAGCTCCCCATACTTTAACCCAAACTCGTGAAGGTGAACCAGCGGCAGACCAGTCCCAAGTATCAGTAGAAGTAAATACTTCTATAGCAGAAGGCACCCCAATAGTAGATACTGATTGCCAAGATTGGTCTCCTCTTAAATAAGTTGAAGAAGATGCTGAACCAGAACCAAGCCTTGCAGTCCCTACAGTGCCTGAAGCTAAATTAGAAGCATTTAGATTTGTAAGATTTACTCCACTAACAGCTGGGAGTTGCGAAGAACCATTTAAAACTACAACACCATTAGCCGCATTAGCTGCCGCAGAACTATTTGTTCCGCCATAAGTTGTAGATAGAGTTCCAGTGGCAGAACTAAAAGCATTCAATGTAGTAGGGTCTGTAGTACCATCTCCTATAACTATTGCTCCATCTGTTGTTAATGGTAATGGAGTAACAGCAGATGTCCCTGAACCTAACATTATTGCACCATCTGTAATACTTGATAAACCACTTCCACCATTTGCTACTGGTAAAATTCCTGCACCAGCAGGTGTAGTAGAAAGGTCTGTTAATTTAGCACCAGCAACAGAACTTATCTGCGTATTAGTAATAGTTCCTGATGTAATATCAGCTGCAACAATACCAGTAATAGAACCACTATCTACTAATGCGTGTAATTTAGCAGCCGTTACTGTTTCTGTCGCACCGAATGTATAACCTCTTGCTAATGTAGCCATATTTACTCCTTAAAAATCTTAGTAGCTTCTACCTCAGCATCATATATACATTTCTTATCGTGAGTTGTTCCATTATATTCTACAGTAGCTACTCTTGTAAGACCATTTTTCATTTGGTCTTGTAAAATTATTTCTTTCCCACTTTTTATTAATTTTATTTGGTAAGTATTTCTATCAACATACCGATAATAAACTTGTGGTCTAATACCGTGCATTTCTTGAAAAGCATCCTCTAAATTTGATTTTCTAACCCAATCACTCATTCTCATACTCCTCTGCAAAGGTAATAATGTTATACCCATAAACTACTATTGGATCTGTATTAGTGTCAGTGTTTGTAAATTTTATCTGTATAGTTCTAAAAGACCCTAAGGTATCTAAATGAAACTTCTTCCTGACAATATAACTATCTGAAAGAGAAAACGGTAATGCAACCGGTAATGTGGGTGCAGTAGAACTGGTTAAATCAACTGTTCCTAAAGACTGAAATGATTGTCCATCTAAAGAAACACTTACCGATAAACTATCTCCACTACCTGCAACATCTGCTTCTATTTCTATTTCTCCACCATTCTTCTCAACTAATGGTTGTCCGAAGTTTTCTTCCTTACCAATAAAGGTAGCAGATACTGCCGTGCTATTGTCTGTAGTAGAATCCAACACTCTATAAATTTTAGCATCAGTTGAATCTATTGCATATAATCTTTCTTCTCCACTAATTGTTATTTTAGAAAATGCTGCTATATTCCAATCATCAAATATTGTCCAAGCCTGTTGTGCAGGATAATATACCCATACCTGATTATTATAAGAAGAAGAATTAACTGGTAATGACAAAAAGTATTTATTATCCCAGTATACTGCATTAGCTTTACTTATATATCCCCAAGAAATAGTATTATATTCATCTTTCAATGGGTAACTTAAAGGATATGAAACACCTAATTGTAACTTATCCTGTTGGCTTCTAAATACAGCCCTTACTCCATCTTTTGCCAAAAAGTAAATATCATCACCAACCTGAGCTACCGTATTACCACAGACACAACCTATATCAAGTATCTTTTCAGGTAAGTCTGTAGCTGTTGGTGTAGCAGATGGGTTAATACCCCATACTTGATCTGCCCCTATAACAACTAAACCTGTATCTCTTAAACCTAATATTGCTCTTTCAGTACCTACTGGTATTCTAAAATTATTACTAACAGTATCAAATGCTGAAGAATAATCCGCTGGAAAAGCATCAGACCAATATAATAAATTAGATTTTAATACCCATACCCTATTTCTGTAATAAGTTCCTACTGTTGATTTAGGGGGGCTATCACTCCCGGTACCAGCTGTATTTCCTAAATCCTGCATAGTATGAGATTGGTTCATACGAAACCAGTTATCAGTCCCATTACCAACAAATACTACATCTCCTTCACCACTTTCACCTGCCTTAAACATCGTTGTTAATAACCCAGTAGTAAAGTTTGTCTTGTGTTCTACAAAAGAACCAGAACCAACCCAACCCTCTAATTTAGTTGAGTGAGTTATTAATAGTTCTGGTGTCCCACCATCAGGCTCAAAACCAAAAGCTCCAGTACCAGTAGTGGTGCCTACATCTTCTACAAGACTTAGACCACTTCTTTTACGCATTTCACCCATAACCCCTATATCCCAGTTGCTTAAATCTTCGGCTTGATTATCTCCTAAGTTAGATGCGTGTTGTCTTGTATTAATACCACCACTGAAGTCGTGTCTAATAACAAACAATCTCTGATCATCTGGTGCTTGTGTTGAATTAACTATATATTTGAATTTAGCTCTATCCATTAGTATAAATTATCCTTATTATATGTAGCTGGGGAAAATTGTTGTACTTTGTTTGGTTTATTCTCCATATCCCAGATATAATCACTTAATCCACTTGCAAACTGTGCTTCAAAAACAGATGCTTTTTGGAATTGTCTTTTATATCTCCAAGCGTCTGCTGTTGCACCTTTTTCTATTAAATCTGCTACATCTATTAAAGGATAATCATAATCCTCTGTCATAGGCATAGGTTTAATAATATAAGGTATTTTAATACTTAAAGCAGTTGATGGTACATAATGAAAACCTATCTTTTTATAAAACGCTGTATTTCTTGTAGGCGCAAGAGTAGCTACAGTAACTGCACCACTATTTGTAGTAACAGTAATTGTACCTGTAGTATCTGCACTCTTTGCTACATTCAATATTCTTGTCCACTGTGCAGTAGTTGTTACTGCTGATGTTCCTGTTAATGTCTGTGTTTCTGTAATCTCAACATTACTTGCTACACCTCTTATTGTAACAGTCTGTGTAGTATCTGAAGCTGAACTTGAAACTATACTTGCTACGCTTGCTGAAGTAGGTTGTGTATTTATTGTGTCATCATATAAATAGTAACTTCCTACATCGCCATTATCAGAAAAAGAATCTGGATATGTACTAATAAGTTTTTGTAAATCAGATTCTGCTAATTCATTCTCATTAGTTGCATCCCTAACTGATAAAGGTTTATAAAAATCATCAGGCAATACGTATTCCTGTTGACTCGCTGTAGTAGTAAAGCTATAGTCTGGTCTTATTTTATTCCAGTTTGTAGCTCTTAGTATTTGAAAATATCTATTGTTGAGATAGACACCAATAATAGATGCCATAGAGGTATCTGTGTCTTGTATCTCATTCCCAACATTAGTTTTCATTGTAACAAATGGTTTATTCATTTAATAGCTCCAATAATTCTTTTGGCGGTGTGCAGTCTTCTAATGGTTGATTTAATATATTCTGTATGTTCTTTTCATCAACACCATACCATTGTTTGTTTTTAAGTTTCCAATTAATCTTATCCTGAGTGAAAGCATAACCCATATGGTGCATATAACCTTTATGGAAGTAGCCTTCTCCGACGATATTTCTTATCTCATAAAAGTGGACGTGTGGTCTTACAATTACAGCAGGTCTATGTGTGCGTATAGGATAACGCTTATTAATATCCTGTGAATAATCAATAACGTTGATATACCCCACATCAGCTTTCTTCTTTTTTATTCCCCTGATTAATCCAATCTGGTCTACAGGGAGTAAAAATTCATCAGCATCATTAATAAAGACATAATCATAGTCATAGAATATCTTTAAAGCATCGTTGAATACTTCGTGCTGTTGCTTATCTAAAAAAGTATAAGTATCAACGTTGTTGTAAGCTAATTGCTTGACTATCTCAACAGTCCTGTCATTTTGGACATCGCTATTGCTTGGATAAGAATGAGCAACTATTACTCTATCTAACCAAAACAGATTTTTTAAAACTCTCTCTAAATAATCCGTCAAATAAAAACATCTTACTATTGCACCTAATCTCATATCCAGTTAACGTGTGGCGGATTATCCTTTATTAAATAACTTATAAATTTATTTTTATTATCAAACCAACAGGGATTCTTATTGCATACAGCTGCTAAATGGTCTATTTTGAGCCAATTCTTTCTTCTATCCCCAAACCACACTTCCTTAAATGTGTTTCCTATAATACTCCCAAAATCTATTGAAGCATTATATTTTAATGTACAACAAGGATATACCCTACCATCTGCTCCTATGATAGCTGTAAAATGTTGGTAGCCGCAGAAATCATATCCTTTATGTTTGTAATCTAAATTATCAAGGTGTGAAGTGATAAAATTAAATACCTTAAAATTTTTATCTTCTAATTGCTTAGTTTCTCTGGATATTTTTTCTACATCATCCCAAATATCTTTATAGAGTCCTATACCCTGTGGTGTATAAGCTATCGTAAGTCTTATATTCGCTACCCCTAAATCTTTTAACATCTTGGCGCAATCCAAAGTCTCTTTATAATTTAATGGATTAACCATATAAGAAACACCAATGACTGTCTTCTTAAAATCATTAACACAAGTCTTTAAATTACTAATTGCTCTATCAAAATTATTTGGTGGTGTTGAATGAACTTTAGAATATGTCTCTTTAGTAAAAGCATCTAAAGAAATCCTTAACCAAACCAATGAACTTAAAAGACCGTGTTCGTGGTACCCAAATAACTTACCTAACAAAACACCGTTTGTTACCAAAGATGTTTGTAACATATTTCTATTTGCAAGTCTTAGTATCTCTGCAAAATATGGGTGCATCAATGGTTCACCACCACCGGTAAACTCTACAGCCTTAATTCCTTCTCTTACAAATTCTTCAAATAATGATTCAAACCTTTCTAATGGCAATTCGTCTTTTTCATTAAAAAGGGCATTTAATTTATTATTCCTACAAAATCTATAAAAGCAATATACACACTTATGGTTACAATGATTAGTCGGATCTATTTGCACTGAGGTGGGCATTATCAGTTCGCCCTTCCTGAGTTTCTCTAATCTGTCTAAATGGTGTGCTGCTTTAAATGGTGAATAAATCATTTTGTTATATGTACTCCATACCAGCGAATATTAAATTTAGGATAATCGTCTATAAGAAAAATATTCTTTACTTTTCCACCAGATTTTCTGATAATAATATCCATATCACTTATATGTCTGCAAAATTGTAAACCTAATCCATCAATATATGTTTCATTATTTATTAATGTTGTCGGTTTTATATATTCAGAAAATTGTATAGCAAACAAACCGTCATCTTTTATGCTACGTATAACATTGGTCATCTGCCTTGTTAAATCTTCAGTATTCATATGTTGAGCAACTAAATGAGAAATAGCAAGATTATATGTATCTGGTGGTAAATCCTGAATCTGATTATCTAAATAAGTTCTTTCAGTCCATTCTTTTACTTTTTCAAGTGCATTAGGAACAATATCTAATGCAGTCACTATCATTCCTTTATCAAATAAATCTTTTGTGCAGTAACCAAAACCAACACCTATATTAAGAACTTTATTACCTTGTTTAATTCTATCTTCTATTTTAAGTTCCTTCCATACTGTTTTACCATTATAACCACTAAGATTTTTTAAATTACTTGTTTTATGCTGTTCTTCCCAGAATTTTAAAATCCATTCCTTTGTCATTTTACCGTCATCCAATAAAACTTGCGTTGTGGGATAAGATATTCTCCAAGATATTCCAAGTTAAAATATTCTTTGGCTGCCTTTAATATCTTCTCTTTAGTATATTCCTTAGCAAACCACTTGCTACTTTCAGCTAATTCTTTTGTTGTCGGATCAGTAATATCAAGTGGGAGTTCTATAAATAAGTTCTTGGTTAATAATGATAATATATTAAATATCTTTCCGTGGCTCTTGACCATCATAAAGATGTGGTGATATAAAGAACAGACTGTAACTATGTCAAATTTAGGGAACCTTAATAACTTCTCAGAAAACTGTTCACATAAGAACTCAACATCAAGATTTAAAAATTTACTAACATCGGTCGCTAAACGTATATCAGAGTATTCTAAGTCAATGCCGATTGCCTTACTTGCCCCTGCTTGTTTAGCTTTTAAAACATAAAATCCTGCACTGCATCCTATATCTAAGAACCTCTTACCACCCATAGCATTCATAAACTTCTGGTTCATAAAACCTAATTTACAGTTCTGTGATTCCGTCGGGATTAATTTTTTATTGCTGTCTATTGAATATCTGTGCCTTATTGTCCTGAAATATCTTAACCTGTTTAACAGTTCATCTCTTGTTCTGTCATTCTTGCTCCATTTTGTATCATCGCAATACCATTTGATAAACCTTAGAAAGCATTCCCCCATCCATCCTATATGAATTGAATTAAGATTTTCTATCTTCACAAAATTAAGATAATCAATCATCTTGATTATCCCTGCTGGATTAATCATAAAATTCTCAATAGACGCATCCCCATTGACTATTCCCTGTCTATATAGCTTTTCCAAAATATCAAAGACTTTGACAAAAGTTATATGCTTATTCTGTTTTTCGTTAATTAATGGTGTATAATCTGCAAGGTATTCCATTAAAATATATACCTTATTGTTTTCTTCCCACAAATCATATATCGGAACTAAATCTATTTTGTCTTGTAATGTCTTATATATTTCATAAGAATTCTTTAAGTCTTCTGCCTTAACCCCATAACTTGGCAACCATTCCTTAAGGATAAATTCCTTACCGCCGATTTCTACCAAATCAACATTAGAAAATTTACTTTTATATATATTCTTTTTTACTGTTAAAGATTTTTCCATACTAATAAAGCCCCACCTTTTGGCGAACCTGAACCTTTGTGAAAGAACGGAAATATTATTTCCTCATATCCCATATTATTAAACTCATCTGGTATCCATCCACACTTATGTTCTAAATAAATATTTTCGTGATTTGGATAGTTTATATAACCCAAAGTAGTAAAAATTACAACTTTATGTATTGCAATACGTTGTGCATTCTTTAAAAACTCATACCCTTCTTCTTTATTAATATGTTCTATAAAATCAGTAGCCATTACTACATCAAAACTTTTGTGTCCTATATTAACCAACTCCTTATAAGACATTACTCTGGTTTCAATGCCGTTAAAATTAGGATTATCTTTAAATACTTTAGGATCTATGTCAGTAGCCACAATACTGTTTTTTAATGTCTTTAATTGTGATATGACATTCCCTTTTCCAGAGCCAACGTCTAAAATCGTTACATAATCATTTATAAGTAATTTGAGGTTTCCTATATAAGAATCTATTATTCTTGCCATATCCATTAGACTAAGCTCTCGTAATATTTACCCCACATATCGCATATTCTTTCTGGGGAATAGTATTTTTCCATCCACTTGCGCCCTTCTTTCTTAATATCTTTTACTTGTTGTGGGTGGTTTAATAACCATATCGTATTTTTTGCCAATTCATCAACACCACGACAATTAATTATCGGTGGTGGAGTTCCATTACCAAATTCTTTATAGGCTTCTGCAACTACTGGATCTAATCTTGCCAAACATACCTGTTCTTGACATAATGTTTCCCAACCAACCATTCCTATAAAACCCTGTGCCATATTATCTATACAAACATCAAACATCTTCCTGTTGTTAAGACAATCTTCTGGAGAGTAACGATTAATCCAAGCCTCATAATCTAACTTATATCCATCTTTTAATAACCATTCAAAAACCATATCTACAGCATCTTTGCCTTTGTTGTAAAGATAATTAGCTAAGAATAAAAACCTCATCGGGTCGTTATTACGGGATATAGGTAAATATAATGAATTATTGATTGGAATGGGATTGACCATCCATTTAACAAACTTATAAATATCTGCTACCAACGGGCTACAACTTAATATCTCAACACCCTTATGATGTAATGTTTCAAGTTCTTCTGCTCTAAAACTCCATTCTCCACCGTGTAGATGAAAGATTAACTTCTTATTTTTAGTATATTTCTCCCAATCAAACTGTGGCAAATAATAAGCCTTTCTGTTAACATCTGACAACCAAAACGTATTAAAATGAAGTATATCAGCCCATTCAAGAACTTTTATTACTTCTTCTTTTTGGGTAGGTAAAAATAAATCAATTTTAGATGTTAGATTAGTCTTACCCCCGAGAATATGCCTGATGTGGATATTAGTCATACCATTCATTAGTTCAGTGAAATACATTCCTACTGAAGCACTATCCCACCAAGGATGTATGTGTGCAACTTTAACCTTAGAATCTTTCTTGATTATCTCAACCTTGGGTAATGGCTTTTCTATTTTTATATCTCTGCGTTTTTTAGCATCTTTCTTGCATCTATCTGAATCAGCCCAATTAGTAGGAACTGAATGACGATTTGTAAGATTATCCTTATGATTACGCCAAAATGCTAATTGTTTGTTAATATAAAAGAAATCAGTATGTTCTGACATTCTTAAAAACATATCATAATCTTCACAAGGTCTTTCATCATATAGACCTACTTTATCTTTCAAAGAACGGCGATACATATAAGCTATGCCAATATAACACTCTTTTAATAACCTATCTTTACTATATTCATTGTTATTATATAGAGGATAGATCTTACCATCCATCTGAAGGGCACTTGTATTAGCATAAACAAATTCTACTTCTTGATGTTTACAAAGCACATCAACTAAATCAAATAACCAAGTTGGTTCATACCAGCAGTCTGAACTTGCTATGGTTATTAATTCACCTGTAGATATAGAATATCCTGCATTTATTGAAGCCCCTATACCCATATTCTTTAGTTGCTTTAAATATCTTACCCGAGAATCCTTAGAATACTTTTCTCTAAGTATCTGCTCTGTGTTGTCTGTGCAGCCATCTAAAACTACTATTAACTGCCAATTCTGATAATTCTGTTTAATGATTGAATTAATTGATTGTTCAATAAACTTACCATCGTTATAACTGGGCATTATTATTGATACACAAGGCGTCATATCTTCCCCTTTGTTAGATATACCTTCTTGCCATCCCCACATACCATAAAAGCATTTGGATAAGGATTTTGCAAAGAACGGATTTTGTTATAAATATATTCTGCTGGTTTAGTCTTTAATTCTTCTATGGTTATTTCGCTTTCTTCGGGTTTTCTTCGTTTATAGGTTGTAGATTTCCCAGTTTGTTTATAGCGTTTATAATAAGCCGGGTAACAAAATAATAAATCACGGATTAATGATATACCACAAGCTGTTATTCTTTTAAATATATCGTCTAAATCACCATCAAGCGAAAATGTCATCTGATTTACTATGTCTCCAGTATCAATACCCTCATCCATCCTGAATAACGTAACTGCACTTATCTTTTCTCCATTTAATATCTGGTGCTGTAAAGGAGAACCACCCCTGTATTTAGGGAGTGGTGATGGGTGCAAACATATACAGATATAATCATTAACTATATCTTTAGGGACTATCCAAGACCAACCTAAAAAAAATATTAAATCTGGTTTTATAGAATGTATGAGGTGTATCTCTTGATTAGTTTCTAATAAAACAGAATTTGTTGACTTAGTAGCTTTGTATATTTCTTTTGCCCAATCCCTATAACAACAATAGACTATTTTCATAACACCCATCTTAATACCTGAAATGCTTCTGCGTATTCACAATTACTCTGACTTCCCCTTAAATAAGCTAAACTCTTGATAGCCTTTATACTTCTATGTTCTCTGACCTGACTTTTATAATAAGAATATAATTCAATTTTCTTTTCTATATCTATCGGTGTAAATACTAACGGTTTAAATCCACTGCATACTCCGATACTTTGTTGTGTTTCCGGCTGTTCATATATTAATATCTTTTTGACAAAGAAATTAACATCGTGTGGTCTGGCTGCTGTGAGGGATGCTTGGTATATCTTTCTATGGTCTTGATTATATGAAGGATATGGTATCAATAAAGTATCTGGCTTCAAAATATTAATTAAATTCTCTATTTCGTAGATTATCTTTAATATAGGGACTTCATCTAATCTATTAACCACGAATTTGTTTGAGAAAGAACAGGCGCAACCTACTGCATCTAAAAGTTTTCCATTTTCTTCACTATAAATCTTATCATCTACAGTTGCGTGTTTTTTATTAAAATAGTGTATATGCAGATTATCTTTATTGGTTTTACTTATTAACCCACCACAACCAAGAACCTCATCATCCATATGAGGACTAAGGATAAGTATCTTATTAAGCATCTGCTGTAGCCCCCAACCAAGTCCAACCAGACTTTCTTATACGTGTTATTTTAATATTCTTAAACCCTACCTTTTCTAAATGTTCTTTTAGAAGTTCTGGTGTATAAAATGTTTCGTGATATAAATGATCTAACCCATCAGCTTTATGAAAGTCTTTAGCTGTAGGATTACCTATCTCTGCTAATTGTTCTTTAGTTAACTCTCTATATTCAGATTCTTTTTCAAGTGTATTAAAAGGCTTTAAAGCATAAGCCCATTCGTGTTCATAAGGAACTGTCAAAA